CTGGATGGACTCTTTGGATATGGGCGATTGATGGAACAACAAATTCTGAAGTCATAACGCACACCCTGGCAGCTAGGTGTGCGAGGCTTGACTATGCCTAAAGCACCAGCAGACCAGGTGGTAATCCACCGCATAGAATTTCAAGAGTCTGAAAGAGATCTATTGCGCCAAATCGCAACCGCCTATACTCTTGACCGGAGTTCGAAGGCTGTCTATAACTTGACCAGCGACACAACGACTGTCGTTGTTTTGATTATCCTTTACGAAATGATTACTGAGAAAGATACAGGGATTCTGGATGCAATCGGGAACATAGGCGGAGATCTAACAGCAGCTCTAGTAAATGGATGGAGAGATTACAGGTCTTCTCAAGAATACCAGGAGAACTATGACGAAAGAGCGACTTCTGTATTCGGTGGACTTCGTAATTTGTTTGATAATATCATTGACGCATTGACAGGTGGCCCTGTCAGTAGGTTCCAGGAGCAACAGGAGCAGAATTAAGCGCTTGAATAGGGGGTATTTAGGGTCATTTACCCGATTCTTTGAAGGCCAAAAACCCCATTTTTAGCCGTTTTATGAAACTAGCTCCCTTTTGACGACTTCGAACCTTTTCGTCTTCTATGGCCTTGAGATCTATGATTCCGTCTATTCGCTCATCTATTTCTTTGAGCATGACCCGATATTCTGCGACCACTTCTTCTGGAGTTATTTTCAACTCATCATGACTCGGCCCTGGGCCTTCATTTTTTGGAGTTATCAGACAACGCTTTCTGAACCTTAGCCATTCATCATTGTTCGGTGGCCCTCTTGGATAACAAATGCCGCAGGTCGGCTTTCTAACTCCGTTGCATACTTCAAGCAGGGGAATAGGTCTGCAGGCGTTAATGCTGACTTGATGGCCATGTCTTTCTAAAGCATCCTGGACAAATGCACTGAAGTTAGGGATGTCTTCTGCTTTAGCAGCTAGATGCGGAGGCAGACTAATTGATTTAATCATCCGGCCCATTTAATCATCTCCAAAGAGTCTGGTTTGTCTTTGTGTCGGTTCACCTAGGCAGACCATCCCATGAGGGATAACACGGTCTTTTTCATGCAACCAAACGCAGAAGAAGTGAGGATAACCTAAACCCCATTCTTTCGGATTATCGAATGAATGCAAATGAGCCAAATAAAACCCGAACGATTCCATAAATTTGAGTCGTGAATATGAAAGTGCGTGTCCTGGGAGTATGTAGGCTATGCCTTTTTCTGCCAATAAAGCAGAATGCTCCAGCCACCGTGTCAGATTGCTAAAAGGAGGATTCCCTATAATCCAATCATAAGACTCATGGTTCCGGTAAAAATCAGTCCCTGTAAGGATTTCATTTTCTTCAACTTGACCAGTGAACAAAAGGTCAAGCACAGTCACCCAGGATCCTGTGCCAGAACATGGGTCAAGCATCGTAGTCTCAGGCGTAATATATCGCTCAATTTTTCTGACACATTGTCTGACTAATTCAAACGGGGTTCGAAACTCATCATTAGGGGCAACTCCGACCCCCTCCCAACCCTTCAATTAACACGCCCCCTCAACGAGTGCGTGACTCCTTTCATAGTCACAAAACACTGCTCAGATTGTATCTTCTGGCAATCCTCCCAGGTCTTACATTCAAACACAATTTTACAAAACCTACATTCAAATTTCATTCTTCATCATCCATCCAAAATAACGCTGAGTTTTCGCAGCAAAAATCCGTTTGGTCGTAGTAGTGCGACATATCCCGAAAGGATTTCCCGCAGTGAATACATAAGAGAATCATTCTTCATCATCCATCCATTTTGTTAAATTAGAGCGTTGGCCGATTCCCGTTTTTTCTGAAATCATAACAGCGTCATACAGCTCTTGAGTAAGTGCGAAAGGTATCATCCCTGCAGTTATTGTGTCCATTCCCTGCGTACCATTTCTGGAGCCTCTAGGAGCTGGTGCATGGTCAGGGTGTCCATAACTGCACATTGGGCGGGGAACCCAAGATCCAGGGAATACACCCCATAGGTCAGTTGGCTTCATCCTATCATCGCCATACCTACAATATGAAACAGATTCTCTTTCTAGAATTTTCATGAACGGTTGAGTCCTTAACATGGCCCTGGGGTTTTCAATTATCCAATACTTACAGGTTGATTTGAGCAGGTGTATAGTGTGTTTAACTCGCTCATTTTGGTCTTTGGCTTCTTGAGTTAGCGGCTGGCCATCGCCCCAATGGCGATTCCATCGCATATTCATGAGGGAGTAAATTGTGCATTGAGGCGAAGCCCAACCAAACAAAAACGGCTGGCCGTCAGAAAACTCCAGGAGCATTTCTGGCGTTATATCCATTATGTCAGCACAAATTGTGGGTTCAAATTGTTCGTCAAGATCTATTGAAATCACATTATAGCCCTCATGCTCCCAGATTTTAGTTGCGCTTTTTGTGCCGCACCATAAATCAAGGACATGCCCCTTCATCAAACTGCTCTAGGGCGACTCCCTGTAATAAATACTGCGATTGTGCGTAATTATTACTACTACTACTACTATACCTTCTATACTACTACTACTACTACTACTACTGAAGGTTTAAGGTTCGGTTTGAGTTGGCTTAGGGTATGCTCCTGGAACTAGTTGCTTTGATTGCCGGATTAAATCTAATCTTTACCCTATGGGCGGTTCGAATCATTTTGATGGAGCTGAAAGCCCAGGTTGCTAGTCTGGACAGGCTAATTGCCGAAGCCATCAAGGGATTGATTGAGCGAGGTCTTGGAGATATTGAACCAATCAACCCAATTCAACAGGCTATCGCCCAAATGCTGACAGCTAGGATCAATCAGCAAAGCGTTCCAGGAGAAGTAATCAATGTCGAATTGCCCAGGGATGATAAGGGCAGATTCAACTGAACAATCATAAACCACCGAGTCACGCATTCGTAATCCATGCCAGCCCGAAAGAAGAAACGCACCTATCGCAGAAAGTCATTTTCAGTGCTTAATGCCCTAGAAGCCTATGTCTATGCAACCATTCTAACTGAAGGGGTGGCTGGAACTTCTCCTATTGGCCTAATTACAGGCGCAACTGACCTTGGAACTAAGATGACTTCGGTCGGTATGGGATCCAGGCCGGAGCAAACGCTGACAGTGTCTGGAGCTGGTGAAATCTCCCTGGGAGACATTCTTTCAGAGCCGCAACTAGCCCTGGAAACAATGTCTTCGAACTTTCAGAATAATCTCGCACCTATGGCTATCGCCGCGTTCACAACTTCAATGACTTTCAGAATTGGGAAAAGATTGCTTCGCCGACCAATTTCTAACATAAATCGGAACATAATGAAGCCAGCCCTTGGAGCGGGCATTAAATTGTGAGGTGATTAAATGGCAGATGTAGACGGATTCGGACAGTTGGTTATGAGAAATGGTGCCGTTGTACCTTTACTCAATACGGCTCTTACTGAGGCTAGCGAAGAAGAAATCAAAACTGACAGTAATTTTGTTGGATCAGAACAACAGGCGGGCACCTATGCAACCCAAACGCTAGGTAATGCGACAATCATAGCTGCAGGGATTTCTGCAGAGAATGATATGACTTACTGCTTCATCAGAAGCGCAGGTAAAATCAAAGCGGCTTTGCCTGTATCGGGCTTGAATAGTGGGCAGGGACTCCCTTCGGGCCTCCCATACCCTAAGACGCTAGTGAGCGGAGACCAGGTGGTGGCTATGGCCAACGGAACGAGTGATAGGGAGGTCGGACTTTCGGTCGCTTGCTCAAACGGTGAATACCACTGCTTCAGCGTCACGCCGTCTGGATCCGGCGAACATGAGCTGGTCAGCGTCTTAACAGGTTTGGGGGTGGGTGAAACGCTCCAGGGTCGCCGTGTGACTCACGCATTTGCCATGGGAGGCAATAACTCCGCAAATTTCAGCAGCCCAATTTATTTCGTCAATGGTTCTGGCGTTCCAATCGGTTCCGTCACCCCGAATGACCCTGCAGTTGATACAGGCACATTCGAACCATGCAGCGCAAACATAGCCCTGAATACGAGGGCCGTATTCCGCACAGACGCATGAGGTGATTAAATGGCCGTATCTAAAAGAGCGAAGGCCAGATTAAAAGTGATGTCCAGGAGCGAAAAGGCTGCCGTCAAAAAGGCAACTAAACTGCTTTTTGATACTGAACTTATGGGCGTTAAGCGAATGCGGGAAATTATGAGGCTCGCGGAGAAGTGAGCAGATGAGTCCTGGATCTTACGGCCCCCCAATAATGCAAACATCCTCTTTACCGGAGGTTGCTGCGTTCAAATGCTACAGGATATTTACAGCTCCCGATGATGGATATTACCAAATCCTGGACATATCCTATTATGGCGGTGACGCTAACGAATACTTCACTGTTGGATTATTCCCCCCTACAACTAACGCTGAAGGTGACGGGCCGTCTTCAATCAACGGAGGTAATTACTTTGCATACTTCGCTAAGGTAAAAGGAGCAATTCACAATACTGAGAATAAACAGGGGTCAATGTATCAAGGGTATAACCTAGGACAAAGCGAAGCGGCACCAGGATTCATGCGAGTTGTGCCTCCTGGATGGACTCTTTGGATATGGGCGATTGATGGAACAACAAATTCTGAAGTCATAACGCACACCCTGGCAGCTAGGTGTGCGAGGCTTGACTATGCCTAAAGCACCAGCAGACCAGGTGGTAATCCACCGCATAGAATTTCAA